TATCCGACTCGACCATCTGACGGACGCGCAAAAGCGGGCGTACATCCTGGCGGACAACCGGATTGCCCTGAGCAGCGGCTGGGATGAGGCCATGTTGGCGAATGAGTTGCAGGACCTGCACGCGGATGAGATTGATTTGGCGTTGACGGGTTTTGATGCGGATGAGTTGTCGAGGTTGCTGGGGTGCGATGACGCAGTGAGGCGGGAGGAACCAGTTGAGTTGAAGCAGCTGGCAATCCAGCCACCACCACCAATGACGTGGGTGTTGATAGGAATTCCGACGGTACGTTTTGGGCAAATCAATCAGCAGGTCGAGCAAATAGCACTTTTGCCGGACATTATTTGCGAGGTGGCGGCAAACAATGGCTAAGGGCACAAAGACGGACAACCACAACCCAGCGGGTAAACTGGCCCTACGCCGGTATTTTCTTGAGCGATATCACGGGGATGGATCAGCAACAGTTTTCGACTGCTGCCAAGGTGGTGGCGTCATGTGGACAGAGTTACGGAAGAACATCAAGGTGGCGTCATATTGGGGCGTGGACTTGAAGGCGAAGAAAGGGCGGCTTTCAATCGATTCGGTGCGAATACTCGAGCAAGGCATACCACAAAACGTGATAGACGTGGATAGCTACGGCAGCCCATGGAAGCACTGGCGGGAAATCCTGCCACGATTGCAGGGTCCAACGACTGTGTTTCTGACGATCGGAAGCACCATGCACCGCGGCGCAACCGATGACGCGGTGTTGGAAATACTGGGCTGCAAGTTCAAAAACCGCAGTATTCCAGCGAGTTTCCGTGGGCGGCTGGACGATATTGGCATTAACGCTGCCTTGTGTTGGGGGGAACGGTATGCTACACTACACGAGGTGGTCGAGGCGGTTTCTGACGGTAACGCGCGTTACATAGGCGTGCACCTTCGACCAAAAAAAGAGGCCAGCAGTTGCGAGCTGCTGGCCAAAACATCATCAGCTGAAAGGAGCTGACAATGTCTGAGCAGACGATCATAGCGTGGACTGATCACACATTCAATCCGTGGATGGGCTGCGAAAAGGTTTCGGCGGGTTGCGCCAACTGTTACGCGGAACTGCTGACAAAGAACCGCATGGGTCTGCACCTGTGGGGACCGGCAGGCGCGACATCGCGGCAAGTCACAAAGGCGCCATGGCAGAACGTCAGGCAATGGAACGCTGCAGCATACGGCAGTGAGCCACGCAAGCGGGTATTTTGCGCCAGCCTGTGTGACGTGTTTGAGGATCACCCGGTGGCCAACGCGACGCGTCCACGGCTCTGGGATCTGGTCAGGCAATGCCGGAACTTGGACTGGCAGATTCTGACAAAGCGACCGGAGCGAATCGCAGACAACCTACCGGACGACTGGGGCAGTGAGGGCTGGCCGCATGTTTGGTTGGGGACATCTATTGAGGACATGCGGGTCGCATGGCGAGCGGATCACCTGCGGGTCATTCCGGCAGCAGTGCGCTTTGTGTCATACGAGCCAGCGATTGGACCGTTGGACGATCTGGATTTGACTGGAATTGATTGGGTGATTTACGGCGGCGAAAGCGGGCCGAAATATCGGGCTGAGAACAAAGACTGGGCACGAGTCATGCACCGCAAATGCAGCGAAAACGGCACAGCCTTTTTTCACAAGCAGTCAGCCGGATGGCGTACAGAACTCGGCATTGAGTTAGACGGGCGTATTGTCCGTGAGTATCCAACGCCACGCGTACCACAATACGCGTGACATTGCAGGCAAGGCACCGGCGGCCAATTGGGGCCGCCGGACATCGGAGCAAACACCATGACCGAAACCACACTGCTGACTGATCCAGCACACACCCGCGGGGACCTGCGACAGATGGAATCCGCAATTCGCAAGGGCTGGCAGATACCGGATGCCCTGTTTGAGCGGGCCGGAATCGTCATCGGGCAAATTCTGAGCAAGGGCACCAACCGGGAGAAGGTGGCTGCCGCGCGTGTTCTGATTGCCATGAACGAACAGAACAACCCGACGCCGGTTGTCGTGGCACACCAGCACCTGCACGTTGCAGCACAGGCACCAGTGGAGAGCGACATTGACCAGAAGCGACGCGAACTCGCTGGCCGAATTGCTCGCCTCGGCTGAAACGCCGGAGGATTTGGCGGCAATTGAGCAGCTGCTGACGGAGCAGGAAGCACGAACGGCAGCGGTCGGCAAATGGCGGGCGCGTACGCTGGCGGAAGTCGCGCAATTTTTTGGGCTGGCAGTTCAGACTGTGAAGCAGTGGCGAACGGAATCGCCACCCATGCCCGGAGGTGATGGCGGATATGATCTGAGCGAGGTTGTCCGGTGGCGTTTGGCAAAGCTCCAGAACAGCGGGGCGATGGACGCAAAGAGACAGGCGGAAGTCGAGGCGATTAAGCTGGTGAACGAACGCCGGACGATGGAGAACGCACAGAAGCGCGGGCTGTTGATTGAGCGGGAAGAGGTTGAGCGGGATATGTCGCTGCTGTGGTCACGATTGGCGGCACGATTGCAAGGAATCGGCGAGCGAGTTGCAGGGCTTGTTCCCCAAGAAATCAAGGCCACGACGAAGGAAAGAGTGGAACAGGAAATCCGGGTGATTCAAAAGGAGTTTACCGACGGGTTGGGGGACCTGATTGATGGCTAGATTGTGCGTGGAAGTCTGCCGGGAGATGATGCGACCGCGGGTGATTGAGTCCGCGGCAGACTGGCTGCGCAGTTCATTCTATGACATCTCAGGGCGAGCGTTTGACGAAACGCTGGTGCCATGGGTTACAGCCCCACAAGGCCCCTGTTGGGCATACGATAGCATACAGTTCAGGGCAATCTGGCTGCAGTGGGCGGCGCGTATGTTCAAAACGAATTTCGGGCTGGCAATGCTGATGCGTGGCATGGATCTGCGGCCCGAAGAAACAATGTTTGCGACACCGGACGAGACGAATTGTAAGGGCGTGTTCGGACGGTTCTGGCGTATGCTGGAGAACTGCCCGCGGCTGCGGGATCAGGTGCCGATTCAGCAGAGGCAGAGCAAGACGCGCATTCAGTTGCGGCGGTCAGTCTGTCATGGTGCATGGCCGCGAGGGAAAAGCCGACTGGCGGACAAGTCAATTCGAGTCGGACACGGGAACGAGATTGACAAGTGGGTGCAGGAATCGACATCGACCGAAGGTGACCCGCTGGAGCGATTCAGGAAACGCGGTGCCGAATTCCCGGACCGCAAATTTGTGTTAGAATCAACGCCATCAGTGAGGGGCAAAAGCAGCGTCGAGGCGGGGCTATTGCAGTCCACAAATCACAGATACCACGTACCGTGTCCGCACTGTGGGAAGTTTCAGGTGCTGGAGTTTGGTGACGGCCAGAGGGCAGGCGGTATATTCTTTGACCGTCTGCCGTCCGGACAATCGGATGCGGATCTGGCACGCAAAACCGCGCACTATGTCTGCCGGTATTGTGAGGGCCGAATCGAGGACGTGCACAGGCCGCAGATGATGATGTCAGGCGTGTGGGTTCCGGCCGGATGCGAGGTCGATCACGAGCGGGCGATTGAGGCACGAGACCTGCCCCCGGATGATCGGTCTTGGCTGCGCGGCGAGCCGTACCGTTGGGGGTCAGATTATGGGTGCCAAATCAGCGTGTTTTACGCTCTGTTTCATGGCTGGGGACAGATTGCGGCAGACTTCGTCCAGAAGCACAAAAACCCGACAAAGCTCAGGCAGTGGGTGAACGAGGACAAAGGCGAAACGTGGGAGGCACGCAGGACAAAAACGACGCCCGAAAAGATCGGCGAGCGGCTGCGGTCTGAGATCCCGAGAGGCACAGTCCCGGAGTGGGGGCGATTGGTGACGGTCACAATCGACCAGCAAGCAGCAGAGGGCGGATTCCGGTTGTACGTGGTGATGGCACACGGCAACGATTGGCGGTCGCACGTCGTTGATTACGGGCTAACGCAGACGCTTGAGGAGGTCTGGCAGCAGGCGGTGTCCCGAACGTATCCACACGCAGACGGGGGCAACGAAACGAGCGTGCACGCAGTGGCGGCAGACTCAGGCTGGGCAACGAAGGCCACGTATGATTGGTGCAACATGCATCCCGGCGTAGTGCCGTGCAAAGGGGCCAACAATGACCTTGGCGGAAAGCCGCACAGGCTGAATGCTGTCGAGTCTGGAGACCACGCGGGGCAGATGCTGCTGACCGTGGCGACAGACTACTGGGAAACGGATCTGCAGGCTAGGCTGGACGACCGGGAACCGGGGACTGCAGAGAGTTTGAGCGTCTGCGCCGGTGCTGATCGGGATATGGAGTTTCTGGAACAGCTTTGCAACGCTACAATCAGTGACAGGGTAGACAATCGAGGGAACGCGAAGCTGTTGTGGGTGAAGAAGGACGACGGCATCCCGAACGACTTTCGCGATGCTGTACGGTACGGGCTGGCATTGGCGGTGTGCTACGCGGAGGAGCACGGCGGATTTCCAGCGAGAAGCGAAGTCAGAACCAGAAGGGCGGTGCTGAATGCAGGTGAGAGACGACCGGACGGGCGGGCATGGAATGAATAAGCCACGCAAGGGACAGCAAGCACCAAAGCCGCAGCAGACGCCGGGGCCGGAGCCAGTGGCAGCGGTCGAGCGTGAGATTGAGGCGTATCGCCGTTGTCCGGTCTGCTGGAATGGACGCGGCGGCTACGGTGTGGCGTATTCCACGCAGGGCAGTGTCAGGTATTACAAGTGCTGCAAGAGCCGGAAACCGGAAGGCCTGGGGCCGTGCGGTCACACGTGGTCTGTGCGTGTTGTGCTGTCGTCCGTGGTGGTCGAGTCACGGCAGGTTTTTCTGGACGGTGAACGCTGATTGGTAGTGTTGGTAGTGCGGATTTGTCCGGGTGCTGGCAAGACTGCACAGCATGACAGACGCCAACGAATTACTGACCGCAACGAATGCGGCGATTCTCAACTGCCTGACCGCGCAGAGCTATTCTGTGGCCGGTCGCGCGAAGGCCATGGCGCAG